GATCGAACGGAATCGCAATCTGGCTCTTGCCATTCTGGAACGGCGCATACTTGTTCACAAATTCCTGCTTTGTCAGCCGCTCCTGAATGTGGCTGGCCTTGCCGATATACTGTAGCTCGTCCCTGAGCCACAGAAAGTAAACGCCACCATCGAACTCCTCGGACTCGGGGAGAATGCGCAACTCATCCAGCGACAGCACCGGATAGCGCGCCTTCAACCCCGCAAGAATCTCCGCGTCCTTGTGCATCAGCTCGCCACACCCAGGTCGTCCTGCATATCGAGAGACGCCACTTCACGTTCGTTGCGGTCATACACGCGCTTCGTCATTTTCTGATCCAGATGTCCAGCTCGGTCGGATGCCTGCTGCAGCGACTTAGAATCGCTCACGCATTTTCCTCTAAGATCATGGAAGTTCCAGCGCTTTCCGCCCCCGCGAACGTATTGCCCAATCGTGCGTTGCCAAAGTGCCCTGGCGCCCTCAGAAGTGTAGCGACCGCCACACGTGCGTGTAATGACGTGCTCGCCTCCATCGCAACCGCCCTTCGGTAAATTCCAGCATTCATCCAGCACCGCCTCAAGCTTGGGCCCGATGCGCATGCCCAGCCGTTTGCCTGTCTTTCCTTGGACGAAGTGGATCTTGTCATCGATGTCCGCCCATCTCAGCCCGAGGATGTCTCCCTGCCGCTGGCCAGTGAGATACGCAAGCTCCATCGTGAGCCGCATTCGCTTTGGCGCGATGGCGCGAACGGCGTCGTATTCTTCGTCCGTCACGTAGCGCGTTCGCGGCTTGAACTTGGGTCTTTTTACCTGTCGAAGGGGATTGATCTCCATCTGGTAGCTGAAGCTCACCGCGTAGGTGAACGCCGCAGAGAGCACAGCAAGCTGGCGGACTCGCTGGACGCGGCCCTTCTTCCCTGAAGGAATCTCGGTCAGAAACGGACCGAAGTCGCGTGGCTTCAGCGCATTCGCATCGAGGTGTCCGAATCGGCGACGCAGATGAATGAGATGGCGCCGATAGTCCCGCTGCGTCCGCAGGCCCAATTCGTGGAGGCAGGCTGCCTCGTATCCGTCGAGTATCTGGCTGACGGTGACCGTGATGTTTGTTTCCACGGTTCGCAAGACTATGCTGGAAATCGCAGATGTGAAGACAGGAAGTGCGCCGCGCCGGAACTGTACAAGCCGCTGTGCTACATCTGTGCTCCCGCGTGGCTGTTTCAGGGTGCTTCAGAGTGCATTTCGAGCACCTAACTAATTGATTCGCCGTGGAGCGGTAGCTCTTACAAGGCGAATGTCACAGGTTCGACCCCTGTAGCACCCACCACACAAACCCATGAATTGTCAGGCTCTTTTGCGTTTCGGCGCTGCGCGGCGCTTTTTCGCCTGTGCAACAGACTGTGCGACCTTCTGAGCCGCTGAGGCTGCATTTGAGGGCGCGAGGTGCGCGTAACGCAGCACCATCGAGTAGCTTTTCCAGTCGCCCAGCACCATGAGTTCCTGCAGCGTTACGCCGCCCTGCACGGCCCACGAAGCGCCCGTGTGCCTGAGGTCGTGCCAACGTAGCCCTTCGATCCCGGCCCGCTTGGCGGCCTTCCTGAAGGCTGCCGTGTTGAAGTTGTCGATCGGTCGGCCGTCGAACTGAAAGACGTGCGAGCCCTTCGGACTCAAGGTGCGGCACGCCTTCAGCACCTTGACCGCTTCGTCCGAGAGCGGGAAGCCGAACGTCTTGCCGGCCTTCATCTGCCCGCGCGGCACCCAGGCGCGCTGGGTCTTCAGGTCGATCCGGTCCCATGTGAGCCCCGACTGCGCGCGCATTCGAAGCAGCGTGAGGACAGCGAACCACGCGGCGAGCTCCAGGTGCCGCGGCAATTCCTTTGCGAGCTTCTTGAACTGCTCGGGCGTCAGAAAGCGCGGCTCGACCTCCGCCTCGCCGTACATCGAGATTGCCGGCGCGGACTCCAGGTAGCGCCAGCTCACGCATTTGCGCAGAACTGCCCGGATGGTCCGCATGCAGCGATCCACCGTCGAATGGCTCCAGCCCGTCGCCAGACCATCCTTGCGCAGCTCCTCGAGCACGTCCGGGTCCGCCACCGCCGAGACCGGGTAGGCGCCAATGGTCGGCTTCAGCCAGGCCAGGAACCAGCGATCCCGCTTGCGCTCGCGGCGTGAGTCCCTCAACCATCGTTCGGCTGCCTCGTTCCAGGAAACGGCACTACGGTCCCCGAGCCTGTTGATTCGCCAGAGCCTTTCCGTGAGGACGCGCTCGAACTCTTCAGCCTGCTTGCGATCCGTTGTGCCCGTTGACTTGCGAGTCTTGCGGCCAATGCGGACCCACCAGAAATCTGACTCTGCACGTTTATAGAGCGGCATCGTGCGTCGATCCATTCTTGTAGTAGTTCGGACGAGAACACCCACGCCCGGCCAATCTTCGTAGCGGGAACGTCACCGGCGGCGGCCATCTTGCGCAGGGTGTTGCGGTGACACTTTGCCACAGCCGCCGCTTCGTCGAGATCCAGGGTGCTCATGCTGTCCCGTCCATCTACCTTGAAAGCCGCTCTTTGCGCTTCTGCCAGTTCACACCGTCCACGAATGCGCGCACCCTGCATTCGATAACTTGCCGGTCGTTCAGTAGGTTGACGTGATCTCCGCTGGCCTCGTGCAGGCAGAACAGATACTCGGCATATGCCTTGGCCGTCTGCGGTGTTTTCTTCTTAGCCATTTCCTTCCTCGCTCACAGCAGATTAACCATCCCGCGCAGCTTCATAGCGTGCAGGACGGATCGGCAATCGTTGAGTGCGTTGTGTTCAGCGCCGGCAACATCCGGCACGCCTTGCTGTATGTAGGCGAACTCGCGGAACAGCATCGGCCAATTCTTGTCGACTGGCATGCTCATGAAACCGCCCCAGAGGCGACAGAACCAGTACCAGTCGTAGGCGCCGTAATAGGCCCAGAACTCGGGCTTGTCGGCGCCAATGAAGCGCTCGATCTTCAGAGCGGCACCAGCGAATGAGCTGTGAGACTCGGCCGATTCGTCCAGATGCGGAAGGACGTTTTCACGCAGCCACTTCGTCACTCCCTCCTCGGGATAGTCGAACTCGAAGTAAAGGTGCGCGCCATCCTCCCGCACGATTGCGAGGCTGATGAGAGCCGAGCATTCCGGTGTGTCGATGAACTCGGTGTCGATGATGTACTTCACTTACCCTCCGTTGTGGTCATGGGAGGAAAGCCGCTTACGCGGCTGCCCCCAGAAACATCGGGTCCTCACCGATGCCCTTACGAATCGCCTGAGTCACCGCCTGCGTTGCGGCCTCAACAACCTTGTGCGGCCGGTGCAGGTCGTACCAGATCTGCAACTTGCCATCGTCGATGCGGTAGCGCAGACGGGCGTCGAGCTGATAGGCAGTTCCGCCGAGGAACACCGCCAGCTTCAGCGTGAAGCCGTCAGGAACCTTCATGGTGCCGCCCTTGGAACTCTCTACGGTGCCCTTCACCTCCTCCTGATAGACGAGCTGCGACTGACCGTTGTCGAGCCGCGTAGCCTGTGAGAACGCCACCGACTTTTTCGCCTGCAGGTTCGTGGATACCTGGATCATCTCGGCGTGTGACGGCTTGATGATGTCCGGGTAGTTGTCCTCGATGAACTCGGCGAACGCGGCCTGTGTCATCCGCTTGCCGTTGGAGCCGTTCCAGACTTCCCACTCTTTCGACTTCGGGCAAGCGTAGGTCGCCATGTGGCTGCACCACTTCGGCGTGCCATCGGCAGCGTGGAAGTCCACGATTGCGCGGTAGGTCGCGTTCCGTTCATCGCCGAACACGACCGAAGAATCCGACTTGAAGCGTTTCCAGCACGCGAGAAAGTCGTCCGACGTGAGCAGCGTGACGTGCTGGCACACGCGCTCGGGTTCTGTCAGGTGCTCCTTGAGTGCATGCAGGCTGTACCCCTGTGGCACAAAGGCGAGCGAACGCATGCCCGGCGGCGTGACGATCTCCGGGTTCTTGTTGATCGCTGCGACGATTGCTTCAACGGCATCGGAATCCATGTATGGCCTCGTTGGTTGTTAGGCGTTGACGACTTCGCCGGTTTCCGGATCGAAAGCCGGTTCCACCGCACGCAGTCCGAGATTCATTTGGGACGGGTCCTGCCGACTGAGGTTGCCGTCATTGGTCGGGAAGAAGATCGTCACTTCCTTGTCCGGCTCTGGCAGCTTCGCGCTCACGTCATCCTCGATGACGACCGTACGCACAGCGCCGCGTCCGGCGGGCTTCACGGTGAGCTTGATGAGCAGCGAGCCGGCCTTGCCGGTCTCCGCAACCCGTCGCACCACTTCGGCCATTTCTTCGGAAGCCTCGTCAAGCATTGCGCCGTGGCGCAGCTCGCGAAGTGTGTCAACAATCGGTCGGATCGACATTCGTGTTTACTCCAGTGAGAGGAAAGTGGACTCAGAGTCCCGGAACATCTGCTTCGGTCAGCAGTGCTGGCCGCTTGTAGATCTTCGACCTGGGCAGCTCGTCAGGTAAGCCAAGGATGTGCTGCACCTTCAGCCATCGGTCGATCTGCACCGCGTGGCTGTGCGTGCCGTTGTGGCAATCGCCGTGATGACGCAAGCAGACAGGCAAAGTCCACCAGTGCCCCATCCTTTTATTGCCACTTTTGATGTGGTGCCGATGGTCGCACGGGCCGCGCTGGCCCTCGTCGAGCCAACAGAAGATGCATCCAATGATGGCCGCCATTTGTTCGGCTCGCTCTTTTTCTGCCTTTTTCCAAGGCTTTGTGCGTCCCACTTACGCAGCCCTCAATCGTTCACGTCGTCGCCGCTTATATCCCCTCACTGTGGCTCGTCTGCACTCCCGGCAAAATTTGAAGCCGTTTGAGAAACCGGTGTTCTCTTGCGTGTATGCGTGCCCGTGAATGCACATTTCCTTGGTCGTTCCAGTCTTTCCGTTGCGCCCTTTTGCATCTCTGTCCCTGGCATTGTCTCGATGCGTACCAAGGAACAGGTGCTCCGGATTGACACAGCGCCGGTTGTCGCAGCTATGGCAGACGCACATGCCCGGAGGAATCGGGCCGTGTACAAGAATGTAGGCTCTACGATGCGCGGAAATAGTTTTCCCATGCATCGAGGTCTTGCCGTACCCGGTTCGCGCCACCGCGCCTGGCCATTCAATGCAACCAATCATGCTGCGCGTACCTTCGCCGGCTCGCGGAAGATGCGCGGGCACTCAATGCCGCCGTATTGCTCGTTCGCGTACCGGGCCACCTCCTGCTCGAGATCGGGGCACGTCACACCGAGAATCGTCGCGCACACCGTCATGGCCGCGCCGAATACCGCGGTGAAGTCGGACTCGTCCGGCAGGTTCTCGTAATCGAAAGGGAGGGGTATCCGCTGCACTTCCCCCTCCAGCGTCATGAACTCCTCGGTATGTCCGGCGGCGAGGGCCACAGCGCGACGAAAAGCTCGGGCGCTGACGAAAGTGCTCTGATTTGGGAATGTGACCTCGTTCAGCAGCACCATGAACAGGCAGTGCGCTTTGTAGTTGCGCATTTCCTTCACGTCGGCGCGGTAGACCTTGCCGGGTTTCTGCTTCTGCCAGGCGGCATAGCTCTCCGGACCATCGGGCATCCAACCGGAGAGAGTGCGCTTGAGGAATATCTCGGCCATTAGAATGGGTCTCCCGCTCCCTTGTCGGCGTACCGGGCAGGCGGGTTATCGGTCCCGCCCTGGTGCTCGCGCGCCATCTTGGGTTTGACACTCAGGGACATGAACTTCTTGCCAGCCTTGCTCGTCTTCAGCCACGCGTCGAGCCAGAACTCTTTGCCGTCGATGTTGATCGACCCGCGATAGTCGGGGTGGCGGTCGGACTCTTTCTTGTCGTTCTTGAACAGCGCGCCGCGGTTCGTATTGTCGTACTCACGGTCGCTCATGCCGCGCTCCGCTTGGGCTGCACTGCGTCCATGAGGGTCGCCAGCTCGCGCTCGAACAGGTCCACGGCCTTGCTGATGCGTTCGATGAACGCCTCGTCGCGAGGTACACGCTTCACAAAGAGCGGCAGCTTCGGGCAGTAAGAAACGAAGTCGCACCACTTCCGCTCCGCTACCCAAAGCTGCCCCTGAATCTGCGCCATGTGCTCGTTCGGAACTGCGTCTCCGAGCAGCACGTCAAGGTGCAGGTGTGCCAGCTTCGATTTGATCTCCACCATGCCGTCGTCGCCGACGAGCGAATCGGGGCTGCATCCGACAGCGCCATTTCGGACGAACCCAACCGGCCTCGGCTCAAGGTCGGTCTGAAACGCGTACAGGTTGCGCGCATCGGGCTCGTGTTCGTGTCCGCGCTCCATGTGGTCATTGGAGAAGTGGTACATGGGATCGCCCGTCAGGCGCTCGCCAATGAGCTTCAGCATGTAGGTGCGGCGCGTTTTGGAGTCACCGCCGCCACGGCCCTGCATCAGCAGCGTCCCGAACTCGGATGCCGTCACGATGCCGCGGCGGACCGCGAACCACTC